GATTTTTTGCCACTAAATCCAGAACCAACAATTTGTCCTGCTCGGCCGCGCATGGAGCACATTAAAATGTTATCATATTCTAAATCAAAATGAAGAATATTAGATACTTGATCTCCAATATCATTTACTTCAATTAAAATCCAAGCATTATTATATCCTTTTGCTACTTCATTAATAATACTTGGAAATAACATGGGTTTAATTTCATTATTTCTATATTTTGCTACAGTCTTATACGGAAAATTAGTTATATCAAAAACAATAAATGCTGAATAATCATTTCCTATTCCACGAGCAACGTCCACTGTAATTAAATAATTATTTTCTTCTTTTGGATTTTCATAAATGTCCAGACCAGCATTTCTTTTTAGTGGATCTTCATAAACAAGATTCTTTAGTTTTGATGCATTAATAAGAGTGTTAACTGAACCTAAAAATTCACACTCAAACTCCACCTTAAACTGCTGTTCACTGGTGTTTGCAATGGTCTGTTCTTTCCATTTAGCGTCTCTACCTGGAACTTCTGACCAGTGAACATCTGTGGGTACATATTCATTCTTACCCCTTTCAGAATCATGCCACATACGGTAGAAGTGATTCATACCGCGTGGCGTAGATACAATAATTACCTTTGTGCTTTGACCAGAAGAAATAGTAGGATAAACAGAGGCAAAGAAGTCATCAGCAATGTGATTCGGGATAAAAGCGAACTCGTCAAGAAAGATGACATTATAGGATCCGCCTCGGACAGCAGATGAAGAAGTAGAGTTTGATGAAATTTTTGATCCATTTTCTAATTCAAGTGATCCTTTGTTCCAAGATATAATACCTTGTTGCATCCATGTTGGTAAATTTTCATAAGCAAGTTGCAATCTTCCAAGAAGATCTCTTGCAGTAGACGCTTTGTTTGCTAAAATTGCAATATTAACATTATCATTAAATACAGCATAGTGGAGTAGGTAGGATACACAGGTAGTTGATTTACCAGTCTGACGAGGCATCTTACAAATGTTAAATCTATTCCTATGAAAATTATCAATTAACTTCTCTTGAAATGGATACATCTCAAAAGGAACAAGACCGTGATCCAGAGAAACAATTTTAATATAATTCCTAGCAAAATAAACAGGATCTTCTTTACACTTTAAAAACTCAATAATTTGTTCCTCTGTAAATTCAATTTGAGTATTTGCTTTTTTTAAATTTGGATTACCAAGATATACATTATCGGACATGATAAATTACCTCTGTTCAATCCAGTTTAATACTGCAAGTGCTTTTTTGTTGGTGTTTGGAGATGCACAAACAAGTGTATAAGTATCACTAATTGTTCCAATACCACTTCTACCTAACTGAAGTGCTGCTTTAATATCGAGATCAACTAACGCACCACTACCATTAATTACAAAACCACTCAAAAGATCACTTCCACCAGATACTGCAGTTTGAGTGATATTATACTGCATAAAAGAGTTTGGATCGGGATGATTTACCCAAGTTCCTCCAGTCAGTGTTGCATTTTGTAGAAGTTGCCAATAAACATTCGTATTGTCATCAGTTGCTGCCTGTAATGATCTCAAGAGCATTACACCAGTTAGATTATTAGATTTCAAACGAAGACTTATAATTGGATAGAATGTATTTGCGGATGTCATCGTTGTCCCTGTGATGGGATTTGATATGCTCAAAAGAGTTCCAAGTTTTTCTGGTTCTCCTTCCTGAATAAGAGAATTGGAACCTTGATAAAGATAATGAGTTCCTGCAACACCAGTTACATTTTCTATCTCAAGACGAATGGGAAGGAATGGAGTAGAACACCAAACTCCTGGATTGGTATTTGCATTATCAAAAGTATGAGATGCAATAGTCTCATTCTTCATTAACCAAGCAAATTGAATTATACCTGCACCATACCATTCATAATTGATAGAAATCATTTGTTGTTTTGTTGGATCTGCAGTTACTCCAGTCCAACCATTTCCATCAAACTTTTCACCATTCCAATCATCTCGATATACTCTGGTTTCTGTGGTAATTCCAGTTACACTACTGCGAATTACATAAGAATATGTCCCCCCATCATCCTCAAAATAAACACCATTATTTTCATCAAACAATCCAAATCTTCTGCGAATACCTACCTGTGGTGTATCAAGACGAATTGCGAATGCGAGTGTTGCACCTCTACCGGGAATGTATCTCATTACATTCTTGGTTTGGCGAATTACTTTGCTTCCTGTAGTGGAACCAACTTGCATGATTACATTACTGGCATTTGCATTAAATGTTGCAGTTCCAACTCCAACTATTCTTTCATCCCATACATCAGTCTCTTTACCATACTGAAAGGTGTTAAAGAATACTGTTTGATATGGGGATATTTTGAATCTGTTGTTGTTGGTAAATTGAGGTCTCCAGTCCGTCTGGTTTCCCCAGTGGTCTGCGATATTATAAACTTCAAATAAAGACCTTTCTTGATTCAGAAAGTCTTGTGTAGTCTTATTCCACTGTGCCATTAATCACTCACCCCATGTTAATCTTTCTGGTTGATATCTTTGTGCGTTTTTAACTTTTAAAGAACTTTGGTTAGACGCTGGATAAATGTTATGAACAATTGCGCCAGGATATTCTCCTTGAAGTTGTTCTGCAAGTTCATTTCTGGTCATACCCTTTCCTTCCACTTCTAAACGATACATCTTTCCTTCCCAAACTACATCTGCAAAGAAAGACTCACTTGCTTGCTCTGGTTGCGAAGACCCAACATTTAGGGTTCCGTTGAAGTCACCATTAATAGTAATACTTTCTGATAAAAATTGTTGAAAACTTTTCATTAGTTGCACCTCCAACGGCGTAGGGCTTTGTTAATTTTTGAATCTGGATCTTTTGCAGTTTTCTCAGATGTAAGTCTATCTTTCATTCCTTTCATACGGCGGCAGAAGTTGGCACGACGCTTTGCTCTTTTTCCTTTTGGATTCTTTTCAGTTACTGCAGTTTGTAATTTAGATCCTGGATTTTCATCACGATATTTTTTAACTGTTTCACGACTCATTCCATCAGTTCTATCTTTACGATTTGCTGATTGCCAATCTTCATTAAATGCCTTTTTTCCATATTTAACACCAGCATCTTTAATTTTTTGAGAGGTAGATTTCTTTGCTAAGTGTTGACTTACTGGTTGCCCTATTTTCCAACCACCTTTTTGTGGACCATAAGCACTTTGCTCACTTAATCCAAAATCTGCTCTCCAATTAGAAAATTCTTCTTTTTTTACACAGTTTGGATATCTCTTTCCAAACATTGTCTTCATACCTTTTTTCTTATATCCATCCCAACACTTCTCATCAAGTTGATCACCTTCTGGTTCATAATGTGATATTTGCATTTCTTTTTTAATTCTTGCTTTTGCTTTTTTAACAAATCCAGAGAATTGTGGTAGTTGAGGTTCTTCTCCAGGTTTTCTTGGAATTGGTTCTTGTCCCTTTGGATATGATTGGACTCCACCACCTAATCCAGATCCTGGTTTTAATTTGACTGATGATCCAACGCTTTCATCTACATTTTTTGGATACAGTTTTGATGCAGTTTTTAATATTTTTACTTTTGTTTGTGGATTTGATGTTGCTTTTGCAGCATTAACATAACGACTAAACTTATCATAAGGTCCTTCTAGTGGTTTTACTTGCTCTTTCATTTCACCACTATCAACATAATCTGCTGCTGAATCAAGATAATCTGCTGCCTTAGTTATCTTTGATTGAACCCAAGCTTCAATATTACCTTCTCCTTTCATTTTTTTACGAAGTCTTTTCGCTGCCGAAATAATGGTCGAAATTTCAGACCTTGCCATTGAGTGTTCATGGTCATAAGACTCTGGAAAATTTCCTGGATGTGGCATATTTGCATCAAAATCCTTTTTACTTGAAATTAATTCAGATGGAAGTGAAAACATATCCCAATATTTTGCCCCATATTTACATTCTTCTCTTCCTTCCAGTTTTCCACATTTAGGGCAGAATCGATTTGCTTTATCACGAATTGGACTACTCCACTCATAATCAAGTGAATTTGTACTTTCACTCTTCGTTCCCCAGTTAGAAGCACCAACTTTACGACATTTAACAAGTGCTCCCGATGCATAAGCACTTGGCCAAATTTTGTATCTGCTTTTTACCTTATGATAACAAGCATCTTTTTCACCTTTTTTTTCTTGAATAAACTCTTCTTTAGTCACAATTTTTGCAGCTCCTGATCTGTTTGGGTTTGGATCTTCTCTACGTTTCTTAGCAGATCTTCTACTCCTTTCTTGTTTACTCATATTTGCACGATCATCGGGATCACGGCAAAATGGTTTTGTAGTCTGTCCCGGTTGTTTGGCACAAGGTTTTCCATCATATTTACCACCTGCTTGAACCCAACCACCATCATTAAACCATCTGTGCAGACTATATTTTGGTGATG